GACAAGAGCATCGTGAACACCGCCGACTCAATCGCCAGGGCCGACTGCCGGCCCAGGATGCGCGGGATTTGCGGAAAGGCGCCCAGGTCGTCATTGATGATCATCTGCCGCGTCAGGGCGATGATCTTGCCGTAGGTGTCGATCTGGTTCGTGAAGGACTCTTCCGTGAGGGTCGCGTGTTTCAGCTCGCCGTCGGGACCGACTTTCTCGAACGTCCCCTGGCCGGTCATGCGGTAGCGCGTGACCTGCTTGAAGTCGTTCACGTCGGCCTGGGCGCAGATGACCGTCGCAACCCCCTCGACGGCGGTGTACGCCTCGAGCAGCGCCTTGTTGGCGACGTTGGACAGGATGCCGGACAAACTGATCGTGGAGAACCCGCCGCCCGCCGCGCGAAGCGTGCGATCCGCCTCGAAGGCCGTGCGGATCGTGTCATCGTTCATCCGGCCCGGCCGGGCATGTCCGCCCGCCGCGTGGATCACCTGGAAGAAAAGCTCGTGCAGGCCCATGCCGCGCAGGTCGCGGGATTGTGCGGCCTCGACGGTCTGCTGACCGTACCAGCGCAAGACCTTCTCCTCGGACATCCGCACCGACAAGCACAAGGCGGCTTCGATGGCCTGGACGTTGGGCGCTTTGCCGCCGGTCTGAATGGCCGGCCCTTGCGGACGAGAGGCCCGCAGCACTTCCAGTTCCGTGCGCGTCGTGTCCCAGCCTTCCTCGATGGCCTTCGCCTCGATGTCGGTGTGCTTGCCGCAGACCTTGCGGACGGCGGCGATCCGCTTTGCTTCGGCCGCAGCCTCGGCGCGGATGGCGGCTGCCGGGTTCGGCTCGGGATCGCCCGCCGGCTTGGGGGCCTGGGCGTCGTAGATCGCCCGGAGGTTCTTGGTCTGCTGTTCGCTCAGGGCATCCACCGCGAAGCCCTGCGATTCAAGCCATTTCGTGAAGTCCATGTCTGCGGTCTCCTTCGATTGGTCGGCGCTGGCGGCGATCTGGGCCGAGGTGTTCTCGTCCGCGCCGAGCACCACGAAGCTGATTTCCCCCAGCGTGGCACGCCGGGCGATGTTGACCGGGCCAGGGAACTCCCGGCCGTTGGCCTGCGAGGTTTTGCCATCCGGCACGAACTCGACCTGGTCGGCCCGCGCGCCGATGGACGCCTGCCAGCCGAAGCCCTTGTCGTTCAAGGCGATCACCTGCCGGGCCTTGGGCGAGTCGCCCATCACCTGGCCGGCGACGACGAGTTGGTCATTCATGACCGCGATGGAATCGGTTTGCCCCATCACGAAGTCCACGTCGCGGGTGTGGTCCAGCAGGATCGGACGCCGCTGCTTGCCGACTTGTAGCCCCTGCAGATCGACGACCACGGGATAGCGCCAGCCGAGGAGCTGCATGGCCCCGCCGGTGTAGGCGGTCATGGTGAAACGCCGCAGCTTTTGGGCGTCGCCCTCGGCCGGGGCCGCTTCCAGTTCCACGGACGCCGCAAGCAGATTCAACGCCCGGTTCTCAGGCGGCTTGCTCTTCGAGTTCGGCTTCTTCATCGAGCGTTTCCTCTTCGTCCTCTGGCTTGCCTTCGTCTTCGGGTGACGGCTGCCCCGCCGTGGCCGTGGCGGTCAGCCCCAACTCCTGCATCAGCGCGATCTCCTTGGCCCGCTGGCGCAGGGCTTCTTCCCAATCCCGGCCCTGCCGGGCATATTCGTGGGCGAGCGTGGTCGTGTGGTTGGCCAGGCGCGTCGCCTGGGCCGACGCTTCCTTGGCGGGATCGACATGTTCCTGCCCGTCCCAGAACCACTGGTGGGACCAGTCAACGAATGGGCCGAGGTTCGCGGGCAGAAGGCCGGCAATCAGCGCTGCTTCATCGAGCCACGCTGCCAGGATGCGGTCGAGAACGATGCACTCCAGGTGCGACTGATCGACGCGGATCGCCTTGAAGTATGTCTGGTGGTCGAGACGGCCGGAGGCATAGTTGTAGCCCGACGAATTTCCTGCCGCGACGTTGAACGGCATGTTCAGACAGCGGGCAATCTCGTTGAGAATCTCCTTCTTGAACTCGGCATAAGTCGTCGCCGGTTGCTCGGCCTGAAGCTGGCTCATCTTCCAGCCGCCCGGCATGGTCACCAGCGCCCGCTGTTCCAGTTCAATGGGCTCGAACGGCTCGGCCGCTTCCGACTCGCCGCCGGCAGGTGCATCGGTGTAGAGGATGCCCGCGAAGTCGGCGGCGGTCTCGGCGGCGGCGATCACGGCCAGGGTGAAGCGCCGCAATTGAGCGAACAGCGGCAGCGCCGGCATAATGTCCGGGACGCCGCGGGCCTGGCCGGGGCGGTCGGCGCGGAACCAGTGCAGCACGGACTCGGCGGGCACGCGGTCGTATTCGAGAATGAAACGGCGCGCCGTCTCGCCAGGGTGCTCTTTCAGCACGTGGTATTCGACCGGGTTACCAGCGGCGTCGAACACGATGCCATCGACGGCGTTTGCGTCGAGGGACGACAGGTCCGGCGTGCAGACCTGGTCCGCTTCGACAAGCCGCAGGTCGAGCTGCACGAGCGTCGGCAGCTTCCGGTTGCTGGTCAGGATGGCGAAGCCTTCGCCGTCCTCAGCCCGCGCCGTCCGCAGGGTGCGGAGCTTCTCGGCCAGGTTCACGGCCTTGGCCCAAGCGGCGAATTCGCGCTCGATCCGTCGATTGGCCTCGGCGTCCTCGGTGAGCATCTGCAATCGAGGGCCGGTGCCGATCACGTCGTTGGCCAGAGTCAGCACGATGCCGCGAGCGTAGCTGTTGTTGGCGACCTCGTAGCGCGACCGGTTTCGCAGGACGCGGCGCACCTCAGCGCTGTTGGCGGCATTGGCCGACAGGCCATCTGCGTTCGCCCAGTGCCGGCGGCTGTCGTCGTTGGTCACCGCAGCGTCGTAGCGGGCGCGGAGCAACCGCACCGCCCGGCCCCGAATGGAAGGCGTAGGCTTCGTTCCCTTGAACAGGCTGGATAACCATCGGAACACTTATGAAGCCCCCGGCGGAACGAGCTTGTTGAAACGCAGACCACGCTTCTTCGTCTCGGCCGCGTCCTTCGACGCGAGGTAGCGGTCGGCATCGATCTGATCGGGCAGCGGATGCTGCTCGACGCTGCCAGCGTCGCCCGCAGCCTTGGCCGGCCCCTGGGCGTTCTGGCGGATCGTGTCGTCGAGTTCGTCGGCCATGAAGGACGCTCCCGTATCGAGCCCAATCGTGGGCCTCTACAGGAAGACCTTTGCAAGTCGGGCACGAGTTGACGCAGGGAGGGGAAGAAAAAGAGTGGATCGTGCTACATCTAGCGATCCTGGCCGCTTGCGACGGTGGGAACGGCCTCGAACGTCACGACCTTGCGACCGCAGTTCCGGCATGACTTGCGGCGGCGGATGCGTCCGTCGCGCAGGGGCTCGGTATGGGTGGTCTTGAAATGCCGGCACCCGCACAGGGGACAGCGGATGCCGGCCTCGTCGCGTTTCACACGAGTTGCGTTCATCGCCGTTGCCTCCGTTGCAAGTCGGCGAAGCTGACGCGGTCGCGTTTCGCGGGGGCCTTGCCGTCAGTACCGAATAGGACCGCGCCCTGGATCGACGCCGCCACGGCGCAGCCGACCAAGCAGTCGAGCCAGTGGTTGTCGCCCCGCTCCGGCCGCAGCTTCCATTCGTCCACGGTGCGGCCCCGACCCTCGGTCTTGACGCGATACTCAGCGGTCAAGTGTTCCGCGAAGAGGCGGTGCGCTTCGGGCTTGTCGCCGAACAGCGAGAAACAGCCCTTCTCCCCCATCGGCACTGCCAGGCGTGCGTGGACGAAGGACTTCCAGTAGTTGGTGTCAAAGATCGAGTGACGCACCGCCCGCTTGCCCTGGACGTTGGGCATGCGCCAGTTGTGCCCGACACGGTCGCCGGGCCGGCGCTTGTATTCGGAGAACGGCTGGCTCGATGCCCCGACGAAACGTCCGTGGCTGGGGAGCACGATCCCCGCGTGAGCCGACTGCCGACAAAACTGATAGACCACATCGGTCGACGACCCCCAGTTGGCGTCGATGAGGCAGCGTTCAATCCGCAGCTCCGCGCCGTCGTCTCGTCGCCATTCCCGCTTCAGGTAATCGCTGGTCAGCGTCTCCAGCCCCGCGTAGATCGCCCCCTCCAAGCCACTCGCCTTCGTGGCCGTCGTCAACGTGAGGCGGGCGTCACGCAAAGTGAAATAGGTACGCTTCTGGTCCGGGAAGGCGCCGTAGTCGATCAAGTAACCTGTGAAGTCGTCCTCCCAGGCCGCCACGGCGTAAAAGAGCAGGCTGGCCTGCACGTCGATGAACATCGTGACATGGTTGCAGCCAATGGGCACGTCGCCCCGCTTCAGGCGGTTCAATTTGTTGGCGATCTGGTCAACGGTCAGCTCATCGTCAGCCGCTGTCTCCTCGGGCAATGGTTCGTTCTGGTACTCGGCGAAGAAGGCTGCCTGGTCCTGCAGCTTGAGATTCATCGCGTGCTGGATGGCGGACAACTCGTCGTGGTTGAACCGCTCCGGCCACGCGATGACCGCGCCCGCGTCCATTGCCTCCCGGTTCTGTCCGTAGAAGCCGGTCGCTTCCTCGCCGGCGTTCCCTTGCCGCATGCTTTCCGCGCGAATCTCGGCGTACCGTTGCCACAGCTTTTCATCGCTGGGGAACGAGTAGACCATCTTGGTCCGCTCGCCGTTCCACTCCGGGTGCTTGTCGCGGTCGAGAATGTTGTCTGCCATGTCGCTGGGCCGGATCACGGTACAAGGCATGATGCCGGAGATCTTCTGGCCGGGGCCGGCGAGCCCGAGTACCGCGCCAGCGAGAACGCTTTCGCGCGTGGCACACTGCGACAGCGATCGCGCCGATTCGTCGGTCTGCGGGTCGTCAAGGACTACAAGCGTCGGCCGCACCGTCTTGCCGTCGGCGCGCTTGTACTTCATGCCGCGAATGCGTCCGGTGATGCCGGCGACCTTGATGATCGCCCCGCTCGCTTTGCTGCCGGGCATGGTCGGCAGCACGATCTCGCGGGCGGTCCAACCGATGTGCGTGCGCTCGCCCTTGTAGAGTTGGCCGTTGCAACGGTTGGCGATGCCGTCGAGACACTGGATCGGGTAGACCACCTCCGGGAAGTCTTCCAGCAGCAGGTCGTTGCCGTCCAGCTCCATCTTGATCGAGTCGAGCATGTCCATCGCGTGCCCTTCGTCGCTGCCGATGAGGCACACGAACTCGCGGTGCCCGAAGAGCACGGCCCAGATGCAGGCGCACTCGCAGATCGTGCTCTTCCCCGAACCGCGCGGCATGGCCATCGCAAACAAGCCGCCGCGCAGCACGGCCTGCTCGATCTTGGCGATCACTTTCAGATGGTCCCGCGACCACGGCAGGTGGAACGTCAGCGGGAAGTACTGCTCGCAGAAGAAGCGGAAATCGGACGCGGCCTTCTCTTTCCTCTCCGCGTTCACGACGTCCGGCACGTCGCCGATGTCCCGGCCCGCCAGCGACAGGGCAATGTTCCGGGCGCGGGCACGCCCCTTACGCGTCTCGTAAGGATCGCCGTCCCG